ATCCTACAACTATTTGTACACAGGACTAAATCAAGACATAACAAGCTTAGATATAGATTTTGACAGTTTGTACTATACTTCAATTACCGCGTACCAAGATAATAAAACCGCGACCACATCGAGCTATGTGGATCCAAATAAAGATGCTAATAACGACGTTAGAGACCCTGATCTAACTAAGAACAATCCTGTAAGAACAAATAACTTAACTACCACAATACAAGCAAGAGGGGTTAATAAAAAAGGAACTGGACAAGTAAACAGCAGCTCTAAAAAAAATACCAGTGCAGTGGCAGACGTTGCTGACAGCATTTATACTTCAAGTCGTGGAGATAATCTTAATGTTCAATTGCGTATTATAGGTGATCCTGCATTTATAAAACAGGACGACATATATTACAATCCTATGAGCCCTGCATATCAGGCCTACAATACGTCTAGCAAAACTACAGTGGACAGCGAAGAAACAGTTCCAATCAATCCCAGCACTGGACAAATATTATTTGATCAAGAGCAAGTTTTTGTTCAATTACTGATTAAAAGTGCTGTTGATATTGACGATGCTACTGGAATTACCAACAAGCAAATAAAACTGTCTAATGGCAGAATGACTGATTCTACATTTAGCGGAGTTTATAAATTAATCAAGGTAAAAAGTGAATTTAACAGAGGAAAGTTTGAACAAACACTTGAATTGGTCAAAATGCCAGACGATTTGTTTTACGAGGATATACCTCAGTCAACTCCCAAGGTAGAACTTAAAACGCAAGTGGCACAAACAGAAACAACAACACCTACTCCTGCACCAGCACCTGCCGCGGAAGTGGTTGGAACGGATGGCGGCCAGGTAGCAACCAATGAACAGACAAGACTAAAAGAAGCAGCAGCTGAAGCACCAACCAATCCAGTAGCGTCGTTCCCAGGTGAAGGGACAGTAGCCGCTGCAACGCAACCTACACAAGCAGCACCAAGCAATGTTAATGATGCACCTGCAATAGCACCACAGGAAAAAGCGCCAGCGGATCCTAGGCTGGTGCTTGATCAAAACGAAGCAGAAATAAATGATCTAGTAGAAGCTAGAGCTGTACAGACACCAGCCTTTAACGCAGAATTGACTAGAATTAGAAACGACAACACATTGAGTGCGTCAGAAAAAGCCGACAAAGTAATTGCCTTGCGTGAAGCTTTACTGGTTATATTTAAAGAGCAAGCAAATCAAATTTCACAATTGGCTATAAGCACATTTAATACACAGACAGAAGTAGGCAGCGATCAAAGTCGGCAGAAACTAACACTGTTAACTCGTCTATCAAGATTACAAAAGCAAACAACAGAATTCTCTCAATCAGTGGCAGAGCGAATAGAAACAGTAAAAAGGACAGGTATAGCATAAAATGGCAGATTCAATCAATCCCAAAAAAGTCAATCCTTCCTACGACAAGGATGCAACCCCCGGAATCAAAATTGATCCAGGTCCTTATATTGGAATAGTAAAAAACAATGTAGATCCTACCAGACAAGGTAGACTAGAGGTGTGGATTGCTGAATTAAGTGCTGAGGAAACTGGGCCTTACATAACTGTGAGTTATGCAAGTCCATTTTTTGGCAGTACCGTTGGTAAACCAGGAGTAGAAGATCCAAACACTTTTGGTACGGAGTCACAAACTTATGGATTTTGGGCAGTTCCGCCTGATCTTGAAAATCATGTTCTGATTACTTTTGTGAACGGTGATATCAGTAGAGGATACTGGTTTGCTTGCGTTCAAAATACAGAATCTACACACATGGTTCCTGGTATAGCGAGACCCATTAGGCCGATTGCGTACACAGTAGACTCTAGTTTTGGTTTAAATAGAGATATTCCGTCCACTGATGTTTTTTTGCCAGCGAGCGAAGTAAATTTAGAAAGTAAAGAAAGAAGCAGACGGCAAGACTATTTACTACTAGACAGAGTTCTTCATACCTATCAGTCAAACATTGTTATTCAGCAAGGATTAGAAACAGACCCCGACAGAGGAACAATTACCAGTGCATCTACTAGAGAGTCTCCTAGTAGGGTGTTTGGAATCAGCACTCCTGGAAGAGGATTTCCTGATCTGACTGACAAATACCCAGACAAAGAGTCATTAGACGAGGCCTTGAAACTTGGTAATCAAGGAGAAAAAATCAGTGATTGGAAACCAACAGAGCGCCGGGGCGGCCATACATTTGTAATGGATGACGGCGATTTGTATGGCGATAGTCAACTGGTCAGATTGCGTTCAGCTGGCGGACATCAAATATTATTAAATGATACCAACGAAGTGTTGTATATCATCAACAACAAAGGAACTGCTTGGTTGGAATTTACACCAAAAGGTAGTATTAACATTTACAGCGGAGATAGTTTGAACATTAGATCTGAGATGGATTTAAACTTTCATGCTGACGGTAATGTGAACATCAACGCAGGTTCTAGTCTAAGAATGTATGCTGGAGCATCTATAGAATCGCAAACTGCTTTACAACTAATTACAGCTAAAGATTTGTACAATATAAATGCCGGGGTCGTTGGTGTTCGTAGTGGTGGTAGTCTTGACATCAGAGCACTAAACGCTAGTTTAGAAACAGCAGGACTGTTTAATGTCAAAAGCAGCAGTTTCACTTTAACAACCTCAGGTAAAACCACAATCAGTTCTGGTGCTACCAGTGGATGGAAAGTGGCCAATGGAGAATTATGGTTCAAAGGTGGAGATCAAGTTTATATCAATACCGCAGGTAAAGTTGTACCCAATGCTACTACACCGGTGGAGCCGCAGATCAATCCCCCAATGGAACTGTATCAACAACGAAACGTAAGATTCGACGTAGATACCAAACGTTGGGTAGTAGACAGTCAAAGCGGTCTATCAAGCGTTGCTCCTTTTACACCAACACACGAACCGTGGACTAGAGAGACTGGCAAGAAAAAATTAAATAGCGGTCTAGTAGAACCTGCTAGAAATCAGGAAGAATAATTATGCCCATTAACGTAACAGAATTTGTTAATCGAACAGTCTCAAGCAATCCTAAAGCCAACGCTGAAGTAAAAGCAGGAGCAAGCACAGCAGCGGCTATGTTTAGTGCGTTTCAATCTGGCGGAATTAATGCTTCTACTGTATTAACTGCGGCAGACAACTTGCCTGCCGGGATCAAAGCAAATTTAAACGCTGTCAATTCTTCAGTCACTGGTGATACTGGTAAACCCAGTGCTGCTGCTGGCCAACAGGCCAAATCGCAGTCAAATAATCTTGGACCTGAGCAAGCTAGGCAAGATCCTTTTAGTCAAGGCGCACCAAGAGAACTTCTTGATGATCCAGCTGCACCAATTGGAGCTCCGACTCCAAAAGTAAAATCAACAATTCCTCAATTAAGGGAAAGTGATATAAAAGCCATAATGGTGCAAATTGCTTTTATGGAAACCAATAACGATAGCACATACAATCAATCTCCTCGAATTGGGCGATACGCAGTACATAACAAAACACTAATCAATTACGGTTATAAATTTTCTAACGGTGCAGCCTTTACTGGTAAAGATGGAGTAACGTCAGAATTTGAGTTTACATTTGATGTGAACGTACAGGATCGCATAATGGAAAAGTTTTTGTTAAATCAATACAATGCCTGTATTAAATCTGGCGCAATTAAAGAATATGATACAAAAGAAGTAGTAGCAGGAATATTGGCAGTGTCGTATCAGTTCCAAGATGCGAATCCAAGCTTGCAGCAAGGATTATCATCGATTACTGGGCTAATGGGTACAGACACAAGCGGTTTACAATCGGCTACTTCGGGTCTTGCTGGGTCACTTGGAGGACTTTTAAACACCGCAGCAGCACCAATTCAAGCCGCTCAAAAACTGGTAGAAAGCGGAATTAGTTCTGTAGCACAGGGCTTGCAGTCTGCATTACCAAAAATTTCTGTAGGAAAAGGTGGAGCGTCAATTGATAAACAAGCAGTAACTGGTATACCCACTATCACTGATACTGCAACAAAAACAACAGAAAGCGTAAAAGCAGCACTGGATCCCACCTTACAAGGGTCAGCGAAACAACTCAAAACAGCAGCAGCCAAAGTTGACGTCAGTAAACTCAAAGCATCAGGCGACGACTTTTCGAACAGTTTACCGGCTACCAAAGCAAAGGATTGGCGCCAAAAAGGTAAAGAAAAAGACAGTAAAGGCAGACCGGGATCATTATTTTACAATGCTGGTCGTTTTGCTGTGCAAAATTTAGGTGCCGATGTTTCAACTGAATCCTTACCTTAATTACCAATAAATATTAATATGGCAAACACTAGATATAGAGGCTTTAGCACAATAAATCAGGTCAAAAAATTTCGCCTCACTGACGCTGAATTAGTCAAACGCGACCTTATAAATCATTTTAGTATACGTAAAGGTCAAAAGCTAATGAATCCAGATTTTGGAAGCATAATCTGGAACATGCTATACGAGCCGTTAACAGCTGATGTAAAATCAACTATCGTAGAAGATGTAAGAAGAATAGTCAGCTATGACCCAAGACTACAAGTGAATAATGTTATTTTGGATGAATTTGAACACGGACTGCAAATACAAGTAGAATTAACTTTTTTACCTGGGAATTATTCAGAACAACTGCTGTTGACATTTAATTCAAATACCAATAACCTTGCAGTATCATAATAATACCACTTTTTATTTGCCATAAATACTGAATAAGGTATAGACTATGGCGATTACAACAAGACAAACTAGTTTATTAGCTCGGCAAGACTGGACTAAGATCTATCAGACTTTTAGAGAAGCTGATTTCCAAAGCTTTGATTTTGAAACTTTACGCAAGAGCATGATTGAATACTTGCGTACTTATTATCCTGAAGATTTTAACGATTTCACTGAAAGTTCTGAATATGTTGCACTTATAGATCTTATAGCGTTTCTAGGACAAAGTTTGGCTTTTAGAACAGATCTTAATGCTAGAGAGAATTTTTTAGATACAGCCGAACGTAGAGACAGTATACTAAAGTTAGCAAAATTAGTTAGCTATAATCCAAAAAGAAGTTTACCGGCTGGTGGATATCTTAAGTTTCAAAATGTCAGCACAACAGAAATCGTATACGACAGTACAGGTACCAATTTAAGCAATCAATTAGTTAATTGGAACGATAGTACCAACGAAAACTGGCTAGAACAGTTTACCACAGTACTCAATGCAGCTCTAGTGAGCACACAGGCCATTGGTAAACCTGGTGCTACTAAAACTCTTAGTGGAGTAAAAACCGACGAATACGCAATTGATCTGTTAAATGGTCTGATACCAGTACAACCGTACACTGCTAGTATTGCAGGTGTCACATACCCGTTTGAAATAATAAGCCCTACTTCAGCTGACAAAACTTTTATCTATGAAAAAGATCCTGCTCCTAGCGGTGTGTTTAACTTTCTTTACAGAAACGATAACCAAGGCAACGGATCAAATAATACCGGATACTTTTTTTACTTTAAACAGGGCGAATTAAAAAATCTTGATTTTACGATCACAGAAAGTTTACCAAATCGTATAGTTAATGTCAATTTTGACAATATTAATAACACTGATATTTGGCTGTACTCGTTGAGCTCGGCTGGCAATCCAACCACATTGTGGACACAGGTACCAGCAGTAAACGGAATCAATGTAATTTATAACAACACTGCTGACAGAAATTTATACAGTGTCAGTTCTAGAGCAAATGATCAAATTGATTTGGTATTTGGAGACGGATCATTTACTAATATACCAACTGGTAATTTTAGACTATATTATAGAGTAAGCAATAATCAAACTTACAAAATAACACCAGAAGAAATGAGTGCTGTGACAGTTTCGATTCCTTATCGAGGAAGAACCGGTCGCGCAGAAACATTGTCTATTCGTGCAAGTTTACAATACACAGTCACTAACGCTGTGGCTAGAGAAACACTAGAAGACATTAGAACCAAAGCACCACAACAGTACTACACGCAGAACAGAATGGTCACTGGTGAAGACTACAATGTTTTACCTTTTACCACTTTCAGTAATATATTAAAAATTAAAGCAGTTAATAGATCCAGTTCTGGAGTCAGTAGATTTTTAGATGTAGTCGATGCTACCGGAAAATATTCTAGTACAAATATTTTTGCCGAAGACGGAATTATCTATAGCGAAGATTCGTCTGAAATAGAAACTTTCCAATTTACTAGCAGCAGCGAAGTTAATTTTGTAGTGCAAAATTTAGTTTTGCCGTTAATTGCCAAAATTCCTACCAGACATCTGTATTATAAAACAGCAACACGATATACCCCAACAGGAACATGGTCTCGTACATCATTCAGCGGCGGCCGCAGCACCGGCACGTTTGGGGCATCAAGTTATATCTATCTGACACAAGGAGCTCTAGTTCAATTTGATGCACCAGCTGGACAGTATTTTGATGCACAAAATCAATTGCAGACAGGTTCACCAGAAACAGAAAATCAACGAACCACATTGTGGGCCAGTATAATTTCGTACCCAACTCCTGGTGTGGGCAATGCAGTTTTGAGTGTTAATGTACCTACCGGTGCAGAAATAAGTCAAGTTATTCCGGTGTTTGCCAATTCTTGGTCAGCTGCATTGACCACTGAAGTGATTAATAATATTTTAAGTTATAAGACATTTGGTCTGAGATACGATGTAGTTAATAAATTATGGACCATAGTGGATGCAGCAAATCTAGGGTCTGGTGTCTTTAGTTTAACTAATGCTGGTAATACATCGGGCACTGGATTAGACAACAGTTGGTTTTTAAAATTTGTCTTTGCCAATCAAGAATACACTGTTACCAGCAGAGGAGTAAATTATTATTTTCAAAGTACAAAAGAAACTAGATTTTATTACGACCCTGATGTAAAAGTATACGATAGTAAAACAGCAACTACAAGACTAGATGCTATCAAGATTTTACGCACAAACACTCAGCCCGACAATTCAAACAGTATATTTTATAGTCAAATTTATAGAATATGGAACAGAGTAGTGGAGTCTGACGGATTCGAAGACAATAGAAAAGTCTACGTCACTTTCCCAGATGACAATCTAGATGAAGTGCCTGACGATCCTGATTTGTTTAGCAATCTAGTAGCACCTACCACTAACCCAGAAAATAAATTCGTATTTTTTGTTAGAGCCGTAGATCAGTTTAATTTTGTAAAGTACGACCCAGTAGATCAAGCCAGCATCGTGTCTTCGTATCCAACAGAAACAGAAGTAATTAATAATATTACTCTGTACCCACCGTCAACGGTATTTTATGCCTTCACTGAAGATAAATTTTTTAGATCAAACGGAGCAACACTAACTTTACTGACCGATTATATTGCCAAAGTTGGTAGACAGAATCTTATGTTTCAATACACTCATAATGCTCCTAATAGTCGAAGAATAGACCCAAGTCCTAATAATCTAATAGATTTTTATATTCTCACTAGAAGCTACAGTGACCAATATTACGCTCATATAACAGATCCAACAAATAGAGTGCAGGAACCTGTGGCGCCAACCAGCGACGAATTGAGAACAGAGTTTGGATCAATTGAAAACTTTAAAACAATTAGTGACAGCATAATTTATAATCCTGCTAAATTTAAACCATTATTTGGAAACAAAGCCGAGGATAGTTTGAGAGCAACATTCAAAGTTGTTAAAAATCCAAATGTCAATATTAGTGACAATGATGTAAAGAGCCAGGTGATTACCGCAATTAACACTTATTTTGACATATCAAACTGGGAATTTGGCGAAACTTTTTACTTTAGTGAACTTAGTGCATATTTGCATTCTGCACTAAGCCCTAATGTCAGTAGCGTTGTGATCGTCCCGGCAGCAGAATTGGCCAGTTTTGGTACCTTATATCAGATCAATGCCGAAGCAAATGAAATTTTAGTCAGTGCTGCCACAGTTGACAATGTACAAATTATCAGCGCAATTACAGCAGGACAACTCAATATAATAGCATAATAGGAAAAGTAATGGCCGTTATTAAGACACACCAATTTCTTCCAGAAATTTTTCAGACTGAACCAAACAAAAAATTTCTAAACGCAACATTAGACCAGTTAGTTAGCGAACCTGCGTTAAAAAAAATCAATGGATATATAGGAAGAAAACTAGCTCCGTCGTACAAAACAACTGACAGTTATATTGAAGAAACAACAACAGACAGACAAAATTATCAACTTGAGCCTTCGTTGGTTTTAAAAAACGATGTCACAAATGAAATAGAATTTGCTACCACCTACACTGACATTGTTAATAAAATTAGATATTATGGTGGACTAACAAACAATCACAGTCGTTTATTTGATAACGAATATTATACCTACAATCCTAAAATAGATTTAGACAAGTTTGTTAACTTTAGTCAGTACTACTGGTTAGACAATGGTCCAGACCCAGTAGTGATATCAGCTGTAGGTGTGCCATTGGAAGACAGTTTTGATGTTATATATAATGCCACAACAGGCACATACGAATTTACCGGTTATGGTCGTACTCCTAATCCTACTATCACATTGTCTAGAGGTGGGGTGTACGATTTTAATGTCAACGAACCTGGCAATGAATTTTATATTCAGTCAAAACCCACAGTAAACGGCATTGATCCAGAAATGCCAAATTTAGACACAAGACAGGTGTTAGGTGTTTCTAATAACGGACAATCTGTGGGCACAGTCAGATTTACGGTTCCGGCAAATAATGCACAAGATCGTTGGACATCAATGCCGGTTGTAGACGATGTTGACTATGCAACCAATTTATCCTTTGCACAATTACTAGGGGCTAATCCTCAAGATGTCAATGAAGATCTAGGAGGAATTGACGGCACACTACGATATATAGAAAACGCTTCGGTAGTGTTTGTAAATCCACAATATATTGACGATGCCTACTGGGTTGATACTTCTCGAGTCGAGGACGGTGTTGCATATTTTGATCAAAATAATTTAATCCCATTTGAACAAAGAACAAGTATTTTTACTATAAAAATAGAACGAGACGAAAATGATGTCGAACGAATCATTCTGTTTCCAAAATCTACTGTTCCTAACGAAAGAAAAGTAAGAATCAAAGCAGGTGCACAATATGCTGGTAGAGAATTTTACGCTAGATTGAATTTACTAACTGCGGTTCCTTACATAACTGCGCCATCAGACACATTGTTCTATCAAAGTGGCGAAGAAAATAACGCGGTTGGAATCATCAAATTAGTTGAACCAACCTCAAGCACAATTGATCCGTCGTTAGAGATATTAGGTCAGATCAATTACACAAGTCCAAATGGTATTAGTTTTACCAACGGACTCAAAGTTAGATTTGATGCAAGTGCGCCGGCGGAATGGAGATCTAAAAACTATTATGTTGAAGGCGTAGGCACCTCAATAGTATTGGTTGCAGATTCTGAGTTGGTATCTATAGAAGCTATCAATACCAGTTCTATTGTTGAAGCTGGCAAAGACTACATTGTAGGCGATCGCCTCACATTTGCTGGAGGGGTTAGAACAGCAGATGCTACTGCGGTAGTGACGTCTATTGTGGAAAACACAGCTAAAGCTGGAGCAACAATTAATAGTATTACTGGAGCAATTACTTCCATTGATATCATTGATGGTGGATCAGGATATACCAGTGCTCCTATCGTAAGTATTGCGTCGGCACCAGCAGCAGGCACCAGCGCATTTGCACATGCTGTAATTACCAACGGGGTAGTCACAAATATTATTGTTGATTCGGCAGGCACGGGTTATTTGTCTGCACCTGTTATAACCGTTGCCCCACCAACATCAGGTCCAGTTAAAACTTTTAAAATCAAAGATCGAGGAAACTATTCTGTTTTACCAACCAACCCTGTGAGTCTCAAAGGCGGGTCTGGCACAGGTGCATTAATAAATGCTTACTTGCAACCTGCGGTGCAAGATTATATGACAATCAAGCGATCAAGTATAGATAGAAATCCTTGGTCAAGAGCCAATCGTTGGTTCCATATGGATGTCATTCAAAAAACTGCAGATTATAATAACATTGATGCTATCTTTAATCAAAATTTAAGAGCCAGCAGACCAATTATTGAATTTGATGCTGATTTACAATTGTACAATTTTGGTGCGGAAGCCAAGCAGCCAGTAGACATACTAGATACTACGATATCTAATGCATTTATACAAGTACAAGGTGTAGTGTGTGTTGACACAAAAACACTTACAATAGGTGACTTGACTCTTACTGCTGGTGATAGAGTAATTTTTTCAAATGATATCAATAATGATGTTAGAAATAAAATTTATAAGTTTTCTATAGAGCTCACAACTGAAGCCCCGGATCCTCTTCTCTATAAAGCTTTCATCGAGGAAACAGACGATACCACAATTGTTGCGGGAAACACTGTGCTTATTTTGTCTGGCAGCAACGGCGGTAAACATTGGCATTATAACGGAACATCATGGAAAGCGTCGCAAGAAAAAACATACAACAATCAAGAGCCTTTGTTTGATGTAATCAACGACGATGGAGTTAGTTTTACTGACAGTTCGGTATATCCAGGTACCACATTTCAAGGAACAAAAATATTTTCCTACAAAAGAGGAATCGGAAACAACGATAGTGTAATTGGATTTCCGTTAAGTTATAAAAATTTCGTTAGCCAAGGAGACATACAGTTTACCAACGACTACGACACACAGTCGTTTGATTTTTTAATTGGTGGCGGCGGCATCGAAACAGTGACGGTTAATGCTGGATATTTACAAAAAAATATTGATGCTGCTTCTTGCCAACGATTGAACATCTGGACTATCAACAGAGATTTTAGTCATCAATATCAGAATTATCAGTTCGCTTACGATGGCGAAACCAATTTATTCCCTATAGACAACATTCCAGACACAAGTATAATTAATCCCAACATCAAGGTCACAGTCAATAACTCAATCTTAGATATTGGTAATTTTGTTGTTACAAAAGTAGTTGATCAATTTGCTGTATTAGTCAATCCTGATTTGATTGTAAAAGATGATGTTATTTTTGTAAGTATCTTTAATAAAGATTTAGTGTCACCAAATGCTTTTTACGAAGTGCCATTAAATCTAGACGTTAACAGCCTCAATACTAATCTGGAAATGTTAACACTGGGCCAAATGCGTAATCATTTGATTACTCTAAAAAATAACAGTTTAGACATTGTTGGTAAAGTTCCGGGCAATAGCAATCTAAGAGATATTCAATACATGAACAAAGGAGGCAGTGTTTTACAGCACAGTGCTCCTGTGGTGTATGCTGGATTGTTTTTAAATCATCCTACAATGAATTTCGTAAATGCATTGAAATTGGCAAATAGAGAATATGCGAAATTTAAAATTAAGTTTTTAGAATTGGCCGGCAATTTAGATTTAAATCGTGATGATATTGCAGGCAGTGTTGATGCAATAATGCTGCATATCAATTTGGTGAAAAATGATTCGTTTCCGTGGTTCTATAGTGATATGTTCCCGTATGGTGACCTAGGAAAAACTGTAATTCCTACTTATACAGTTTTAGATCCAGATATTACAAGTTATGAAATAACAACTATTTTCAATGACAAAGTGATCAGCAATCGAGCTGTTCTTGTATACCTTACCCGAACAATCAACAACGTCACATCAAAAACACTATTAATTAAAGATAGAGATTTTTATTTTAGACAAGACAGACCGGCTATTACTATAAATGATAGTTTTGGTCTCCTGTATGGCGACAAAATTGATATTGTAGAATACAGCACCACCGACGGTTGCTATGTGCCTGAAACTCCTACCAAGATGGGTATGCATCCTAAGTTTTATCCTGAAATTTACGTAGATGATACCTACAGAGAGTCAATTACAGTAATACAGGGACACGACGGTAGTATAACGCCGGCGTTTGGAGATTTTAGAGACAATTTATTATTGGAATTAGAACGCAGAATTTACAATAATATCAAAGTTCAATACGATGTCAATATTTTCAATATTCATGATTATTTGCCAGGCAAGTTCAGACCAACAGATTATTCTCTAATAGAGTTTAATCAAATTTTAAGCCAAGGGTTTCTGTCTTGGATTGGAACCAATAGATTAGATTACTCAACTAACAACACGTTTAAAGCTTCGGATCCTTTTACTTGGAATTATAAACGATTTAGAGATGTAGTGAATGGGGAAACTTTACCAGGATCTTGGCGCAGCATTTATCGATATTTTTATGATACCGATCGTCCTCATACACATCCTTGGGAGATGTTGGGATTTAGCGAAAAGCCCAGCTATTGGAACAACAGATACGGACCTGCCCCATATACCGGAGGCAACGGGCTGTTGTGGAGCGACTTAAGTCTTGGTTATATACATGCTGGCGATCGTGCTGGGTTCGATTCAAGATATCAACGACCAAATCTTGCACAATATGTTCCTGTTGACGAAAATGGGGAATTAATTAGCCCAGAAAAAATTCTTGTGGCCGACTTTGATAGCAGCAAGGCAAATGTAAATTTTGCGGTAGGAGACATCGGACCGGTGGAAGCAGCATGGCGACGCAGCAGCGAATTTGCTTTTGCAATGCAACTGGCCCTAGCTTTAGCCAAACCAGCCAAGTATTTTGCTCTATTGGCTAACACACAGAATTATACTAGAAACGCAGTCACAGCACAATTTGAAACAGCCACTACAGGACAGCATTTAACACCTACAGCCTTATTGGTTCAGGGCTACAATAATGGTGTCACTGTGGAGAGAAATTCTGGCTACTTGAACTGGATTAGAGATTATGTTAAAAATCTAGGTATTGCTGATGCATCTGAATTGATCAAGGATAACCTTGCGGCATTGGATGTACAATTGGCCTACAAAATGGCTGGCTACACTGACAAAAAATTCATTGAGCTGCTGGCTGAACAAAGCAGTCCAAGTAGCATCAGCGACAGTGTTATAGTGCCAGAAGAAAACTATAGAATTGAATTATACAAAGGCAGTCCGGTTAACAAAATAACTTATAGTGCAGTTATTGTTGAAAAAAGCACATCAGGATATGTAGTAAGCGGATACGATCTAACAAATCCTTACTTCTTTATTATTCCTAGCCAAGTCAACAACAATGCCTACACTATCACATCCGGCAATCAACGCGGAACAATCTACAAAGACTTCAAGAAAGCAAAGTATACAGTTCCTTACGGATTCGAATTTAATACAAAACAACAAGTGGTAGATTTCTTGGTCAGCTACCAGCGTTATCTGTTGGCACAAGGATTTATTTTTGTTGACAGAGACACAGATTTAGCGGAACAAAAAGATTGGATTTTAAGTGCCAAAGAATTTTTGCATTGGTCCAGCCAAGGATGGAAGCCCGGAAGCGTAATAGTATTAAGCCCGGTGTCTACAACCTTAAAAGTTTTTGACTCTTCGTCTGCAGTGGACGAAATTCTAAATACACCTTATTCAAGTAGAGTGCTTGATATAAATTTTAAACCAATTGTTAAAAATAATTTTTCAATAAACAGAGAAAGTAATGTATTCACTTTTACCGCCAATGCAGATCAAACTGTCGGATTCGCGGAATTGGATTTAGTACAATACGAGCATCTTCTGATATTAGATAACATTACTGTTTTTAATGATATTATTTACGTGCCAGAACTAGGTAATAGACAGTACAGACTCAAACTGGTTGGGGCTAAAACTGCAAACTGGAATGGTAGTTTAGAATTGCCAGGATTTATTTACAGCAGTGATATAATTGACGAATGGGAATCTGGTAAAGATTATTTAAAAGGGTCCATAGTAAAGTATAAATTTAGATTCTACACTGCGATACAAAACATTACAGCAACAGAACAATTTCAGACCAGCAGCTGGCAATTGATTCCTTCGTCAGAATTAAAATCTGGCGTTATCAACAATTTTGCTACCAATGCAGCACAAGGCACGAACTTTTACGACATTGATAACCAACCAATAAATGAAGATTTACAATTGTTTAGCAATGGACTAATAGGATTTAGAAACAGAGAATATTTTACTAATCTTGGAATTGATAGAACTACACAAAGTAAATTCTATCAAGGATTTATTAAGCAAAAAGGAACTGTAAATGCATTAAATGCATTACAAGGAGCCATCTTTGGAAATTTAGATACAGATATCAATTTCTACGAAAACTGGGCTGTTCGCGTTGGCGAATATGGCGCCACTGACATAAACAAATTTGTAGAATTTGAGCTAAACGAAACAGACTTTAGCAGCAATCCTACTGCATTTCAACTACTTGACCAAACAACAACAAAGGAACCAGATGTACTGGCCTTTGATAATACCAATGTGTTTAAATCATCAGGTGAATATTCTGCTCGTATAGTACGAACAAAAAGTTTAGACGAAAAAGATACCTTTAAGCCTCTTCCGGTAGCAGGCTTTGTAAATCTTGATGACATTGATGCAACCATATTTAATTTAAACGATTATGAAACATTGACAACAATTGTTAATAATATTGGTATTGGTTATAAAATCTGGGTAGCTAGAGATTTTGACAAAAATTGGAACGTGTACCGCGCCAGCTTAGTAAATGGTTATATTTTTGGATTACGATACAACATTGATGATTTAGTTGAAGTCATCTTTGATAGAGAACACGGACTAGCTGTTGATGATTTGATAGTTATAAAAAACTTTGAACCACAATTTGATGGTGTTTATAAAGTTGACAGTATCATTGACAGTACAAGATTTTATATTCGACTGTATCAAAATCTGCAGCAGATGAAAGATACACAGGCCTTCGCTGGCGTGGGTATTTTATTTAGACTAACATCTAGTAAAATTGATTATTTAAAAGATGTAGAAACAGTCAGGCCAGTGGCCGGCTGGATCCCAAATGATAAAATTTGGGTAAACAACCTAGACAGCAATCAAAATTGGGGAGTATACAACAAGATTGATCCGTGGAAGTATTCGGTCAAGGTTGAACCAGACCCAAGTAAATTATCAGGCAACGACTTCTTTGGACAAACTGTCAGTCTAGATCCTAATACCGGACAGTTGCTTTACGTTGGGGCACCAGGATCCGGAACTGGGCAAGCTGCCATATACGGTCGTGCAAGCGCAAACTCATGGGTACCTAGTTCGTTCCTGTACGGAAACAGTAATAATCTAAGCGGTTTTGGTAAAGCCATTGCTAATGGATCTGGATATTTTGCAGTAGGTGCTCCAGACAGTAATTCAAACAGCGGTTATGTTTACGTTTATAAAGATGGTGTATTGATTCAGATATTAACCGATGCATCTGGGGTATCCAATGATAGATTTGGACAGTCGCTTGCAATGAGCAGAGACGGTAATTATCTTTATGTTGGTGCACCAGGCGCAAACAAGGTCTTTTGTTATGCAGTGACAACCAGAGCAGAAGATACGCAATCGTTTGAAGGCGACGGGTCGAGCAATGTGTTTACTTTGTCAGCAGCCGTACAAGATCCAACAGACCTTGTAGTGTTTGCAGTTTTAAGATCCTCTGAGTATGTTCCTACGGTGGATTATACTATTGCACAGGCATCGAACGGCATTATTTCGTTTACACGGTCAGGCACTGGAGTTAGTGGGGGCGGGACGCTGACATATACTAATCTTAGTGCCACTGGCGGATCAGGGTCTGGTGCTAAATTTACTGTTATTGTTAACAATGCTGGTGTCTATACAAATGTTATAAGAATCAATGGCGGTTCTGGATATAGTAATGGGGATATACTAACCATACCTGGCACAAGCCTCGGAGGTTCGGTAGCTAACGACATAACTATTACAGTTTCAAGTAAAGGAACAATTACAAATTTAACTTTTGGAACTGCACCAACTATTTTTGAAAGATTTGATGTTCTTAGACGAACTGCTTATTATAAACTAATTGATTCGCTAAGTGGTGCAGCTGATACAAATTTTGGTTGTTCTCTAGCCGCAAATCGAGACAGTTCGGTTATTGCAGTTGGTGCAAACACCAAAACGTTAAACGGAACAGCGAACGAAGGCACAGTAAGTGTTTATCATAGAACAATAACAGAATTTACCACAGATGGTTTTTCTGGAACATTTATCTGCCCAGACAATTTCAATGATGTGTATAGAGTACTACTTAATAACACTGTGTTAATTGAGGGAACAGACTGGTATCGCCCATCCGGAACATTAAACGCTGTTCTATTTCCTGGATTTGCTACTCCAATCGGAGGACAAAAGTTAAGGGTAGAAACCAATCAATTTTTGTTAGACCAAGTTTTTGATGCATCGGACATCGGTACCACCGGGCAAAAATTTGGTACATCGTTGGCCATGTGCGGTACAGGATGTAATTTATATGTTAGCAGTCCTTACTATTCTGAAATTAATTATAGTTCAGGTCTAATTACACGGTACGTAAATGTAGGAAGAGTATACGGACAAGTCACTGGCTCCAAAATCAATCCAACTATGACTGCCGGTCACACACTGGTAATAAACGATAGGAACATTCAGCTGACCGGTCCTACACTAGACAATGTGGTATCAGCAATTAATAATGCCAACGTACCCGGAGTCTCTGCCGAAAAATATCAAGGAAAATTGCGAATCAACAGTGATGTTGCAGTAGCAAACGACAAGCTCGATATCAAACCTGGTAGTATCGGAACTGCTCTATCTGATCTTGGAATAGAAATTTACAAAAAAACACAGATTATCAAACATCCTAATAATATAGGAGAACGATTTGGGACAGCACTGGGATTGTCGCAGGCATATGGAGTATTGGCAGTGGGCAGTGAAGGTGCTGACATTACCATTCCTATAACCTTTGACGCAACATTTTCAGCTACCACATTCGACAGCAATAGCACACTACTGGTAGATGTGGTTTCTGAATCTGGTGCTGCGTACATTTATGATCTATTAGAAAATCCTTACGAATCAATTGACAACCCGGCTGTATTTGCATTTACACAAAAACTTGTTGGACCAAATCTAGATACAGGGGACAATTTTGGATCCAGTATCAGTTTGGTCGATGGAATCATGGCAGTTGGTGTTAACAAAGATTCAAATATTATAAATGGAGGCGGCAGTCTTTATACATACAACAATCAAGATAACAAATCAGGCTGGGAACTTATAAGATACAAAGATCGTCAAGTTGATCCAGCGGGAATAAGCTCTTCGTTTATATACAACAAAAAAACTCAAACAATACTGAACTTCTTTGATGTTTACGATCCTGCTAAAGGCAAAATTTTAGGCATAGTTGATCAAGAATTAGATTACAAAGAAGAATACGACCCTGCGTCTTATAACACTGTGTCTAGGGATGACACAATATTAAACACAACGTTTTATTGGTCAGACAGACATGTTGGAAGAACTTGGTGGGACACAAGTCAGGCCAGCTTTATTGAATACGAACAAGGTACTATTCAGTATCGAGTTAAAAATTGGGGCGACCTGTTTCCAGGCAGTCGTGTAAGAATTTATGAATGGGTAGAGAGTAATTTCTTACCTAGTCAATATGTTGACACTGGCGGCTCAGGCGTTCCTAAGTATCCTGATAATTCTTCGTATACCAGTGTCACACTAGTAGATCCAGCTACTGGAATAATTTCACAAAAATACTATTATTGGGTGAGCGATAAAACGTCAGTTGATGTTAATAAGGCAAAAAGAACTCTAAGTGTTGCATCTTTAGAAAGTTATATTAGCAATCCCAAGGATCAAAACATTCCTTATCTAGGTGCTTTATCCCAAAACAGTTTTGCTTTATATAATGTTTCTAATACTTTAACTGGAAGAGACATTGTTCTACATATAGAAACTTGCGAGTCAAAGAGTAGTAATTTAATACACAATGAATACCAATTGATTCAGCAAGGGAACCCAAGTCAGGTGTTGCCGGCAAGAATACTAAACAAATTACGCGAAAGCTATTGTGGATTTGACGAAGCAGGTAAACTTGTTCCAGACCCTAGACTAACTGTAGAAAATAGAACGGGTTTACTAATTCGTCCCCGTCAAGGAGTATTCTTAGACAGAAATATAGCACTTGGAAGCTATGTTAATAATTTAAATGATATTTTTGTAAAATATCCTGTTTTGTTAATCAGTAATGCAGCCACTTTGTATTCTCAAGAAGCTGCTCCGTTAACGTATGATGATCAGCTGGCGTCTTTTGCTGAGTTGTCGTATCTTGATCTTGACACATTTGCCAACGGATACACCATCTTAATACCCAATGATTCTAGATATAACGGAAGATGGACACTGTATACATTCAACGGTGTTAACAAAGAATTTGAACTAAAATTTATTCAAAGTTATAAAACAGATTTATGGTGGACTGCAATTGATTGGTACAGCAGTGAGTACGTAGACGGTACAGAGATCAGTCATGTAGTTGCCAATTACGGAGGTATACAAACTGTTAATTTAACACCAGATGAATACATTCAGGTACTAGATGACGGAATCGGAAATTGGTTGATTTATCGTGTTGAAGCAGATTTAAGTTTAACTTTAATTGCTGCTCAAAATGCTACATTAACTCTTGACGAAAAACTACATGAAGTCGCATGGGGTGCTGGTTTTGATACCACAGTGTATGATATAATAGATTTTGATCCCGCTGCTGGAGTGGAAGTAGGAAAGATCTTTGATAGTGTGTACAACGAGCTGTTAATCAATAGCTTGGCTGAAGAATTTAATAATTTGTTTTTCTCAATAGTTAATTATATATTCTCAGAACAAAAAAATCCAGACTGGATTTTCAAGACCAGTTTTATTGATGTATATCACAATTTAAGAACACTGGAACAAATTCCTAATTACATTAGAGACAATCAAAGCTTCTATAACGAATACATCAACGAAGCCAAGCCCTATCGCACTGCGATTCGAGAGTATGTGCCATTATATAGTAAAACAGACGTAGCTACCGGATCGTGGACAGATTTTGACGTTCCAGGAAGATATTATGACCTTGAAGGAGTTTACAAATCACCAGACATCAATTTGGCTGTTGACGCTCAGTATTTTGAGCTGCCAATTTATTCTTCATATGCAGAAAATTACAAATATAAAATTACAGATTATATAATTGGCAATGTTGGTATTAATTATACCACAGCACCAGCAGTCGAAATTGTAGGAGGCGGTGGCTCTGGAGCAAGTGCAATTACTACTATTAATCCTGCAACAGGAAAATTAACTGGTATTTACGTAGTGAATCCTGGGTCGGGGTACACATCTACTCCTACTGTGTTTATTAATGGTGTAGGCACTGGCGCTACAGCATATCCAATACTGCATAATGAATACAACGTAAACAGCAGCTACAATACTGTTAGAGATATTACTACAACAATAAAATTTGATAGAATTACTTACTCGAGTAATGTAGTTGAATGGAAGCCAAATACCGCTTACGAACAAACAATAGTGGTTGACGGCAACAATGCCAACGCATGGAATCTTGACAGATTAGAATTTCAAGAAATCAACAACGATGTTGGCAACCAAGATAGTGATATCACCGAAGTATTCTTCGACGACACTGGCACCAAGATGTATGTG